TTCTTTTCAGATTGGCTTGAAACAGTATGTAGTGAATGTGAAGGGTGACGACTCATGTTTGATTTATTTTTTGGTTTATGGTTTCATTAAGTAATTTTGCTTCAGCAAGTTTCATTTCTTGGGATGGACCAGCGTCTGCTGTTGGTGCCTTGAGTTTAGACATTTTTTCATTAAACACTTCTAAAAAGTACATAGATGTCTCTAAATCCATTTGAGATAAAACTTCCTTAATTACATCATGAAATACCGAAATATGCTGATCTACTACTTGTAAAGTCACGTTATGTTGCACAATTTGATCAGGCATTCTACTTTCTTTCCATTTATGATATTTATCTAATAAACCACCTAAAGCATCAACATATTCAATTAAAACACGCTCTATTTTAGTATTTATATCAAGCGGATTATCTTGTACAATATCATAAATTTGGGACACACGAGATTCAATATTGATGGCCAAACGTGCCATAATAGTATCTATGTCTAATTCATTATTAGCAACTTTTAATAATGCATCTTTATAATATGCATTGCCTTTGACGGCTAATTGTAATTGATCTTGAGTATTAGTTGCTAATGCACCTTTTACTTTAGATAAATCTTGCAGCATATCATTGTAAAAATCTAAATAAGTATTTTGAAATGATTTAATATTCTTTTCGGATAAAACAAACTTTGCTTCACTTACATTTTTATATTTGTTTTTTAACCAATCATTTATATCTGATGCAGGTATTCCTATAACTAATTTAGAAATTATCTCATCTTTATCTGGATGATCCAGAATCTTTTTGTAAGTTGGTTGTTTGCTCATTTATTTCCTTCATTTTCTCTTCGAATAACTTAAGAAAATATGCGGCAGAATTTGGATCCATTTTAGATACAATTTCATTAATCTTTTTTCTACAATCTTCGACTGCATCTTCAATTTTCGTAATGACTTCGCTCATTTATTATTACCTAGTCTGCCCTCACGAGTGTCGAAAATAGTGTGAAAAGGAATATTTAAACCTTGTGTTTGTTGAGCAACATCTCCACCAGGAACTTTTGCACCATTATTAAGTTCAAAACCAGTTTCAAAATTATAAGCTTTTTTATCTAATTCGCATTGCCACATGTGCTCACCAATACGAGCAATTTGTACACCAGGATGATCGGGACAATATCTAGAACTTAAAGGAGCTTCTAAAATTTTATAAGTTTTAGTCATATTGCTTTTATCAATTGCTTTTTCAGAATCTGCAATCTTATTGGTTTCATAAAGTTCTTTACGAGGATCTTCATATTTTTTCTTTAGTTCTACTAGTCTTTGATCTTGTAAATCTTTTCTTTCAGCATATGCATTAGGGGGAGCTGCAATTGATAAAAGAAGTTCATCAAGAACTGAAGCTTGTTTCTTGAGTTGAGAGTCTCCTGAAGAATCAAGAGCTGTTGCTAAATTAGCAATTTCTTCTAAAGATTCTGATGTTATTTTAGATTCTTCAGGTGGCTCCATCTCACTAACTTGGCTGGCAGCATTTTTCAAAAGTGCAGCAGCTAAAATGCAATTCTCTGCAACTATCTTCATGCTATCTTCATGATATTCAGCAAGCAATAAAGCCTCATTATTTGGGCTCTCTAACCAGGAAGCAATGGCTTGTAACATATCTGCGATTCTCATAACTTATTCCTTTTCCTCATCAAATTGCTCTGAGTTAGTTTCTTTTTGTTTAAAAAAGTCCATAATCTCTTTGGTGGCACTCATTACCTCTGGGCCGTCCACGGGTAAGTGCCCTCTATCAATAGCATTGACAAGAGTAGTTATTTTTTGTTTAAGATCCGGATAAAATAGCACTTTCTCCATTACATCTAAAGAATCTAATCCATATCTTTGTGCCGCTAGACTTCTAGAAAACATTAATAGTTTTTCTTTGCTTAGCTCTTTTCTTTGTGGATCTACTGCTCCACCAGCTAATGGAATATCTTTAGGAAGAAAAGCTTTTAATATTCTAGCTTGTTTTTCTAAAATGGAAGAAATGCGACTTACAACCATTTCAAATTTAGATTTAAGATGTTCTCTATAATTTTTTTCTGATTCTCTATTTACCCGAACACTATCATGAATAAAATTACGAGTAGTATGTTCTGGATCTGATTTCATTGCAGAAATAGCTCCTAACATTTTATTGATTTGTCTAAATAAAAGAGGAGGGGCATCAGCTAAAGTATCTATATTGGCTACTGTTTTTTGCATTTCAGATACTAGTGATTTACTAAATGGTTCTCCAATATCAGCTAATTTTTGTAAAATAGGTTCTTTGGCCTTACTGCTTACATATAGAGTATAAGCATTAATAACGTCTTTTTTAACACTATCAATTACTTCAGATATAGTTGCGCCTTCAGATCTAAACTGATATTTTAATTCTAGTAGTTCTGCCAGTTTATTTATTCTCATCGATTATCCGAAAATCTTAGAGTTATTGAAAACGGCACCCTCATATGTTTCATCCATACCTCTTCGATATAATGGACGACAATTTCCATCTTGGTCTTGATATACACGATGGACTGGTAAACCAGTTTGAGCGCAAATTGGGTGCTCACTAGTTTTTCTATGTTGAGCATGACCACATTTAACAGTAGCAGAAGCTGCTTCCTTGACGCCTAATCCTGCCATATAAACTTGAAAGCCAGTGGCATAAGCTTTTGTATCACCAGAATTAGCTAACACATTAAGAGCATCTTCAGCCTTAGTATGATTGCCATCTGCTAAAGCAGTACGTAAATTTTGAAGAACTTCACTAGGCTTTAAAGCAGACAAGCTAGAAGCTCCAGCAGCCGCTCTAAAATCACTAGAATTATTAACATATAGTGTATTAATACCCTCTTGACTAAATGCAGAAACTGATCCATTACATAGCATTAATCCTGGTTTTACTACTTTACCATTAGCCACTTTAACTGGAACAACAAATCCTACACGTCCAGCATCTAAAGAAACATTGTAGAAAATAGTATTGTCATCATTCTTTGCAACTGTAACTTGTGGATTTTTATGTCCATAACTAGTTAATTCTCTAACGATATGATTTCTAGCGACTGTAACTTTATCTTCGCCAAATTGCCATGAAGCTTGACCATGAGCAGAAGTAAATTGTTCTTCGAAAGATGCAAATTCATTAGATTTTGGAAGTACAACATCTTTTTGAGAAGCCTCTGCAACCTTTTGACCTATGATAGAATTTTGAAAAAATTCGGATTTACCCTGTCTAGAAGCAGTAAGTTTGGTTAATGCAATTTCTGCATCACTCACTTCTCTATTTTCAGACGCAGCTTTAGTTAGTACAGATAAAATGCCAGTGGCACTCATTTTTAATTTGGTGCCAGCTTGAGTGGTAAGGTATGTTTTAATACCAGTATGATTCAATTCTTGAGGGCCTGTATTGCCCATAAACACAGCAGCTTCGGCAATTTTGTTGCCATGAGTCTCTACTGGAATAAATACACTGGTTACTCCTCTAGGAGTTTCATAATCAGCTTTGATAACTAAAAATTTTTCATTACCATCATCAACTGATAATGTAGCTGGTCTCAAATTCCAAGCATCTAAAGTAGATGCTACAGAAGATAGTGCTTTATCAGCCAAAATTTGTGAATACATTTTAAGTGGAGCGTACTTATCAAAAGCACTATTTAATGCATTTGCTAGTACTTGGTCTCCAACTTCATAGGTATTTACCTTGACCGCCTCATCTCTTGGCATTAAAGTTGGCTCTGGAAGAGATTCAACTACGCCAAGTTCATCTTGGAATAATTGTGCAAATTTAGTATTGCGTGAATGAAGCTTATTGTATAGTACTTTAAGATCCGCTTTGCGAATAAACAAAGTATTATTATCAGACATTTTGCCAATAACTCTAGACATAGCGCCAATAGTTTGATCGCCTGGGTAAGCGTCAACAGCTTTAGCTAATTTTGCTGCTAAGATTGGAGTAGCAATTCTCTCATTGTTTTCTACTGTCTTGGCTAGAGAACCTACTAGTTGTTGTATTTTGTCGCGGCTCATTTATAGCACCTATTCTGTAATGTTAAACTAACTCAGGGTATTTACTTAATACCTCTTTTTTAGCTGATTCTGATAGCTCATTTAGTAATGCTTTTACCAATTTAGTATTAGAAGCTAGCTTAGCAGGCAAGTATTCTTCCACTTTTGAAAGTTCTAAATAAGGAATTCCTATTTGACTTGCACTAATTCTTACCAAAGGATCTCCTTTATAAGAGATTTGTAAATCACCAGCAGTTTTATTTACGGCAACATCCCATAACTTGGCAATTTTGACATCTTCATCTGGTTGATATAACGCGACAATGTATTCACCATCATCTGCGCTTTGTACTTGCCATAAATCAGCAGCTTTATCGCTGTCTTTGAATCTAACGATGTCAAATGCGACGGTCTCAAGATGTTCTTTTACATCACTTAGTTTATAAGCCTTCTTATAAATACTAGTGGCTAACTTCAAATAATCTATCGAATTTTTTGACATTACGTCTCCCGTTAAACAAATGCGTGTCTACCATAGATAAAGAAATATTGATACTATTAGGGACTTTATTTAGGTATAAGGTTATCCCCAAATGCCGATTTATTGGCAAAAAAAAGAGCCTACCTTATTTCTAAGATAGGCTCGTTTAAATATATTTAGATTAAATTACCACTTTTCTACACGGCACTCAGCCATCTTTTGAAGAATGTCCTTAATCTTATCATCATTTTCTATAATTTTTCTTATTTTTTTACGGGCCCCACCATATACTTTTTTACCATTTTTATAATCTACGTTTCCATTTAATGATTTAGTTATAGAACTCTGATTAACATTAAGCATTTTAGCTATTTCCATTTGAGTATAACCATCAGCATATAATCTAATTA